TTGACCATGCATGCCATTGAAGGTATGATGAACGACTTCCGTATCATCCGTAACGATTATAGAAGCTATGCTCCTATGAGTGCGTTGGATGTTGCTGTTCGTCACGACAAGACTCTTGCCTACATCAAACTGATTGTTGAAGAACATAAAGACAAGAAGTGTGTGGTAGTTGGACATCACAGTCCTAGTTTTCAAAGTATGCACGAAATGTATGCGCATGATACACTAATGAACGGTGGCTACCACAGTGACTTGAGTGAATTCATTTTGGATCACCCACAGATTGTACTTTGGACACATGGACATACTCACCACCCATTTGACTACATGATTGGTGAAACAAGAGTAGTATGTAACCCACGTGGGTATGAGAATGACGGTTACAGCGAAGATACGGGCTGGAACCCAAATATTTTATTGGAGATTTAAAATGACTGAAGAAGTTCAAATGACTGTACCAGAAATGCTACGAATGACTGGCACTAATACTGCCGAATTTATGAAACAAGTAGCAGATCATGTTGACAGGCTGGAGCAGGCTGTAGTACAATTACAGCAACGTGTAACAGAATTAGAAGGCACAAAGTGAAAATTGGTTTAAGCTATAGCCGATGTGTTCGCGACATCTATGATGGTGTCGTGGACATTAACGATGTTTTGATTATTATTAGTCGTACAGACTTTGATCCAAACAATGACGAGCAGTGGACTAGTATTTGGGAGGGTTACTCTTCAGGAAGAAGTCTTATGTCAAATCCAGAATGGATGGGATATCAGGGCAAAGAACAAGAGTTCCGAAATATCAGCCAACATCTGTATAATGAAGGCAAGTTGCATCAACCAAGAAAATTTGGCGCCCACCCGAGACGTCGTCCTGAAATTTGGCTAGAAGCAGTATTGCCCAATTCAGAGCTAGATAACAATCCGGCCGCAAAGAAAGCCTGGGATAAATTCCAGAACATTGCGGGTTTGACTAACGTAGAACTTGATGACAAATATCAATGAAACTACTAACCGTACTTGCGGTGCTATTGCTTGTAGGATGTGGTCCGGCTCAGGGCGACATGACCTACGAGCAGTTGGTTAACTATCCAACACAGTGCGCCAAAGCATCGAGCCAGCTGTACGAGCTTCGTAACTTACAGGCAAAAAAGAACTTTGATCCAGATCCTGATCGGTTGTCCGAAATGGATCGAAAATACAATGCTCGATTAAAAGCAACTATTTGGTGGTACGCCTACAAATGCGATCAATCCTAAAAAACCTTATACTTTCTCTACTATTGGTTAGCCAAATCTCTTGGGCTGACTGTATGGTAAAGACTGCGGCCTTGACCAGCTCAGAACACAAAGTCGGTCCAATCCAAAATTTAGTAAAGAATGTTTCGGACGGCAAATGCTCGGTGGCGTTTGATTTGGTTGTTGACGGCAAACTGTACCACTTAGCCAATTCGTATGAGGGTGTCCTACAGGAGGATGCTCTGTGCTACTATGCAAAAGAGAACGCCCGTAATAACTTACTATTAGATCTACCTGGCACATTTAAAACAGAAGCGGTGACTGTATGCAAGGAAGGCCAAGCAGTTACTCCAAAAATTAAAATTGGTGATATCATTTTGGCTAGCGAAGTAAAGAAACACAAATTGGACAAGGTGTTTAATTACCAAGGCAAGCGTTGCCAAATGTTTGTAGATCAATATGTTGTCCAAAATGAAACCCAAACATATAACGGTGTCATGTGCCAAGTTCCGGGTAGTGATACCAATTGGCAAATTGTAGACAAGTGGTAGGTTGACACTATTGCTCAAAGGTCGTATAATACTAATATCGTAACAGAACATAGGAGAATACGATGAAACGGTATGTTGTTAGAGTAATGATGAATAACGGTACTTGGTCCGACATGGCATTTCAGGCGGCTAGTGTAGGTCTTCTACAGACTATGGTAGAAAGCCAATTTGGTCGTGGTTCTTTTATGGGTGTTGTTCAAGAAGATTACGTTTAAAGAAAGGCTCATTATGAAGGCATTTATAGCAGGCACTATCTTTGGTCTAGTTTTGGCTACTGTTGGTTTCAGCGGTATCGCTCGAATTATGGACAAAGGTGTAGACACAGTTAAAACACAAAGTCAGGAGTTGGCAAAATGAAGTATGCAGTAATTTTATTTGCGTTACTAGCCTTTACCGCATGTTCAACAGTAGAAGGTGTTGGTAAAGATATTCAATCGTCCGCACAGTGGACTAAAGAAAAGATGGGTGGTTCTAAATGAAAAAGGCTCTATTGCTAATTCCCTTTGTGGCGATGTTAGCGGCATGTGGTACAACTGATGTATATCAAAAACGTGCAGACAACGAACGTGCTTATAAAGAGCGCCAAGTCGAACGTGCTATTGATCAAGCACCTAAGTGGATGCTACAAGTACCTGTAAGTAATTCTGCTGTTTATGCGGCAGGTACTAGCTCAAGTGGCGACTACTCAATGGCCATGCTCAAAGCCAAAGCTGATGCTTATGGTAAGATCTGTATGGCGGCTGGCGGTACTGTAAGTCAGCGTACTAAGATTTACAAAGCAGATACACAAGATGCCACTACTGAATTGAGTGAATTGGTCTTGCGTACCAGCTGTAAAGAAGTTGACATTACCGGTGTTGAAACTACAGAAAAGAAAATGGTTTCAGAAGGCAACCGTTTCCGTGCATACGTGCTCGTAGCTTTGCCAACAGGTGATGCTAACATTTTAAAGAAAGCCAAAGAGCAAGCTCGATTGAATGAAATCACAGCTCGCCGTGCTCCAGAAGCGTTTAAAGAATTGGACAACTAAGGAACCGTATGTTTAAAGAAATTTCAGCAATCGTAGTTGGTTGGGTGGCACTTATTGTATTGGCTATGTTTGGTAGTTTTTTTGCTTACCAATACTTTGCTCCTAAGTATCGTGCCGTGGATAATCAAGTGTTCAAACAAAGTGAGCAGTACAATGACGGCATGATCCGTGATTTGGAAAACTTGCAAATGGAATACATCAATGCCGATGCGGAGAAGAAACAAGCTCTCCGTGCTATTGTGTTACATCGTTTCTCGGTGTACCCAGAGGATAAAATGCCTCCCAACCTCCGTAACTTTTATAACGATTTGAAAGCAGGTAAGTAAAATGAAACAGATCCTAGCTCTTGTAGCTGTCGCAACTCTTTTGACAGCGTGTGATGTTAAAGAATCATCTACGCAGATTGAGCGCCGCAAGCAAGAAGAATTGACCATGCAGGCTGTAACACAAGTTGGTATGCCAGCAATCACTAACTTTGCTGAAAAGCGTATGATGAAAGATATCTTGGAGTTGCGTGACCAAAATGTAGCTACCACTGCCTACATTGTAGACATGAATGGTAAACTACATAAAGTTTGTACAGCAGTTGGCTATGGCTTGCCTTATGCTACACAATATACCAACCCGATGCGTATTAGCGGCGACGGCCACGGTTATGTAACCCTGCCACAAGCTGATCCAAACGGTTTGTACAGTCCTGCAAGTGCAGATGGTACATGGGTATTGTGCGTTGATCCTAAGTCAGGCAAACCAAAGCCTGTGTTCATCGAACCACGTGTTATTGTTAGTCCTTTTCCACTAGACTAATATGAAGTTATTTGGCCGCTCTGGAGGATATTGGCTCTTCTGGAGCGGTGTTCTTTATCTTAGTGTAACCGCATTAGTTGCTCTTAGTCCTTATAGAGAATATACTATGCTTGTAGAGTTGGTATGGTTTGTTTTGATAGCTTTACCATTAGTATGTAATCCGCTGGCTCGCTGGCTTAATATGAGAGAGAATCATATGTTTGATTGGTTTAAAAAGAAAGAAAAATCCAACGTGATCCAATTTCCGGAAATTCCCAAGACTGAAGTAAAACCGCCAGAACCGGAGAAACCTGTGACTACCTACTATCGTTTAGGTATTACCAATAACAGTCGTGTCAGTTTTCAAATGGGTTACAGTGAAATTACTATGAACGCAGATGGGGTTGATAATATGATTAAACAGTTACAAGTATTCCGTGATCAAGTACGTGAGTACGAAGAACATGGAGATACAGAATGAAATTTAGAAAGAAACCGGTAGTAATTGAAGCAGTTCGATTTACCTATGATGAACAAGGTATGGTTGCTGTAAAAGCATTTTGTGGAGATGCACTAGGCAATGTTCGTAAACAACGACACCCTGGCGCACTTGCTGAAGCAGAAATTGGCACACTCGAAGATGGTGTCCACTTAACTGTGAAACATATTGCCACAGAAGGTGATTGGATCATTAAGGGTGTGCAGGGCGAGTTCTATGCCTGTAAGCCGGATATCTTTGAAGCTACCTACGAGCCAGCAGAATGAAGTTCTTTGAACCCCTGCGTGATGACCTAATGGTCCAGCAACAGATATCTAATGCCTGGGAACATATGGTTGGCGTTATCATGCTGAATCAAACCAGTCGCAAGCCAGTTAAGATGACCCTTCCGGAATTCTTATACTGGTTTCCAACACCACATGCCCTGCTACAGGCAGACGAAGATTTTGTAAAAACTATCCTAGCGCCATTAGGTATGGCAAATGTACGCTATAAACGATTGGTTCAGATGACCAAAGACTACTTGACCTGGGATGGTGAAGACGCTACAATGCTATATGGTATTGGCAAGTATGGTAGTGACAGTTACGAAATATTCTTCAAACAAAACTACACAGTAAAACCTACAGATAAAGAACTAGTACGTTACTTAAAAGAGGAAGTAAATGCTTGAATGTTTAATTATCGGTGATAGTATAGCAGTAGGCACACATCAGTTCAAACAGGAGTGTGTGGCCTATGCCAAGGGTGGAATTAACTCTTGGCAATGGAATAAGATGTATGGAAATAAACCGCTGGCAAGCCCAAGTGTGATTATTAGTTTAGGCACTAATGATCACTCAGGAGTTCATACATTCAAAGAACTAAGCCTCATGCGTAGTCGTGTTTCGGCAGAAAGAGTCTATTGGATCTTACCTCCATGCAACGATAAATTTTGTAAATCGGACGTAAACGAAATTGTTGAAATCATTGCAAAAAGCAGAAATGATATTATAATTAAAACAAACAGACTACAACCAGATGGGATACACCCTAGCTGGGCAGGTTATAAAGAATTAGTAAAACAAACAGAGGAGCATTAATGCCAAATTTAGTACCAATGGTAATCGAGCAGGAAGCTCGCGGAGAACGTAGTTATGACATTTACAGTCGCTTGCTCAAGGACCGTATTGTCATGCTAGATACAGATGTAAATGAACACACTGCTAGTCTACTAGTAGCCCAACTATTATTCTTAGAAAGCCAAGGAAATGAAGACATCACTTTCTTTATCAACAGCCCCGGTGGTGTCGTCACTGCTGGAATGGCAATATACGATACTATGCAGTTTATCAAACCCGATGTTTGTACCGTTATTATGGGCCAGGCCTGCTCTATGGGATCCCTTCTTGCTACTGCGGGAGCCCCAGGCAAGCGAAAAATGCTCCCCAACGCAAGACATATGATTCACCAGCCAAGCGGTGGTGCAGGTGGGCAGGCTACAGACATGGAAATCCAAGTAAAAGAAATCCTAAAAATGAAGCAAAATCTTACCCAAATCTATGTCAAGCATAATAGCAAGGGTAAAACTTTTGATGAGTTTTATAATGCTATGGAACGGGATAACTTTATGAGCCCGCAAGAAGCACTAGATTTTGGTTTGATTGACGAAATTATAGAAAAACGCCCATAAAGTGCGTATATAATGGTACACCCTAGTATACTATAAATACGTATGTTAGGAGTGTACTATGGCCCGCCCTGCCTTTAACTGGTCCTTACTGGATCGAGACACGTTGTACTCTATGCTTTACGAGCTTAAAAGCGAGATCGTAGACAAGCGATTACCTATTGGGCAAATTGTCAAGCTCATAAGCAAACATATCAAAGCGCATCTTCCGGTTAAAGTAACTAGTGGCAAGTTCAAACCAGTTAAAAAGGGCGAACTTTGGATGGGTGGCGTTTACTATTCGGGCGATGATAAGTCGGGTAAAAAGCGATTTATCGAAGTACAGCTAGCCTACCCAGTTGATACCCAAACTATGAAGACCAGTTCCTATCGTTGGGAACGTATCTGTACTGTTTTTGCAGATATCATGCTACACGAAATCATCCATGCCCGTCAACATCGTGCTCGTAACTTCAAAGCTATTCCCGGATACGAAAGCACAGCCTACTATGCCAGCGATCGCAAGCAACAAGAATACTACGGTGATCGTGACGAAATGGGTGCCCATGCGTTTAACATCGCCCAAATGATGATCGACAAGTTTGGTTGGGACTCCAAAGCAATCCGAGAATATATGGACAGCCCTGTTCCTAGACGTGTGCGTCCAAATGATTGGGGACGCTTTATGAAAGCATTTGAATACAATCACGATCACCCAAAAGTCCGACAAATGAAACGTAAGATAATGAAACAATTAGAATACGCAGAGCTCGGCAAGCCATTTAAAACCAACAATCACTTGACATACTGATAATTAGACTGTATAATAGTTATTATTAACTAAAGAGTCTAATCATGAGCGATCCTTGCTATTCAGTTATTTCTTCCTTAGAAGATCATCCTAGTCGTTTAAACAAAGAAGCTATCATTTTGGCACAGGCTGAAATGGGTAATAAAGAATTCTTTGAAGGTTGCCGACTGGCGTTAGATCCAATGATCACGTTTGGGCTCAAGCAAATACCGGAGAAAACAGATGAAGATGGTTCTGGGCTACCTTGGGATAGTTTTACTCTCGCTCTTACTGGTTTCGTTTCTCGCAACGTCACCGGCAATACTGCCAGAGATATGGTATCACAAATGATGAAGAGTGCCACGAAGCGTGAGTGGAATGGTTGGTATCGTCGTATCCTTATTAAAGACTTACGCTGTGGTGTAAGCGAAAAAACAATTAACAAAGTAGTGGAGAAGAAATATGCTGACTATGCTATTCCTGTATTTGGTTGTCAGCTTGCTCATGATAGTGCTAATCATGAGTCGAAGGTATCAGGCAAGAAACTTATCGAAGTTAAGCTCGACGGCGTTCGAGTTATTACTATTGTACGTAGTGATGGTCGTGTGGATATGTTCAGTCGCAATGGTAAAGAACTTGCTAATTTTCCCCACATAGCAGAACAGATTAGTTCAGTAATCAAACAAAAAGGTTCCAGCAAGAGCATGGATGTTGTACTTGACGGCGAGATTATGAGCTCTAGTTTCCAAGACTTGATGAAGCAGGTGCATCGCAAAGATAATGTAGAAGCAGGAGATGCTGTTCTTAATTTGTTTGACGTTCTTCCGCTTGCAGACTTTGAACAAGGTGTGTATAATAAAGATCAAACCACACGTAGTAGCATGGTTAAGTTTTGGGTAGAACAAAATCAAGCCCTATTGCCTAACGTAACTTACGTTGCCAATGAGCTCGTTGATCTAGATACCCTAGAAGGTCAGACTCGTTACAAAGAAATTAACCAAAAAGCTATTGACGGTGGGTATGAAGGCATCATGCTTAAAGATCCTACTGCACCTTACGAATGTAAACGTAGTGTAGCATGGTTGAAGTTAAAGCCATTTATTGAAGTTTCGTTGGAGGTTAAAGATGTTGAAGAAGGTACAGGAAAAAATATTGGACGTCTCGGTGCTCTTGTATGCGAAGGCATTGACGATGGCAAGTCGATTCGGGTCAATGTGGGAAGTGGTTTTACTGATGACGATCGCATTGCTTTTTGGACTAGCAGGTCTAGTCTCGCTGGCAACATTGTAGAAGTACGTGCTGACGCAGTAACACAAAATCAGGATGGCTCATACAGTTTGCGCTTTCCAAGATTTAAGGGATTCCGTGGCTTTGTGCCCGGTGAAAAGATTTGACCAAAACAAATAAAATATTCTTTTTTATTAATTGTCTAGTAGTATTAATTGCTGGACTTTATGTCAGCTGGAATAAAAATTCCGAATATAAAACACAAATGTTTTGTGCCTACGGAAGTATTTTTGTAGAATTTGAAGAACACGGTCATCGCTGGGGCTCTATGCTATTAGACAAACAAGGACATCCAATACCCTGTAACGATGCAACAACAACCAAAGCAGATTTAACATCAAAGGAATCGATATGACTAATCCATTTAGAGATCAAGAAAAATTTATGCGGGCTTGTGATCAAAGCGTTGACGATATGAACCAATCGCAATATAGCATGTACAAGAATCTAATCAAGGAAGAGTTTCAAGAACTTCAAGAAGCTGTTGATATGGAAGCAGAATTAGATGCATTGATCGACATTTTGGTTGTTACTATCGGTGCTATTCATAGCGCAGGATTTGATGCCGAGGGTGCATGGAAAGAAGTTATGTCAACTAACTTTGCTAAGATCGATAAGGAAACTGGAAAAGTTCGCAAGCGAGAAGATGGCAAAGTTTTAAAACCAATCGGCTGGGAACCTCCCAACCTATCAACTTTTTTAAAGAAACATGTATAAATTAAAATATTGGATCCTCAATACGCTGATATCAAAAAAATTTGAAACATTAAACGAAGCAATATTGTACTCAGTTTACAATATACCCTTTCAAAGTTTTCACACATTAGATAAGGTAGAAGAATGAGAAGTAATTATTGGTCATGTTCGAAATTCGCAGACTGGATTCGCGGTACTGCTAAACTAAGTGCTGGCACAAGCGAGCAATGGGACGAGTGGCGCACTACTGCTCAAATGAAGCACAACTTCCGCTACTGGGTAGCTGAAGAAGCATTAGATGCTATTCAAAATTTTGTAAACTATCCTATGGACAAACTAAATGACATCCGATACTACATCAACAATCGTTGGGTTAGTAAGGCTCACGCTCTTACTGCCCACCCTCGTGATATCCGCCCTGGCCATTGGAGTGACGTTGGTAATCGGTTTCTCCCTTGTCTTTTTAACGAACTTGTGGACTTTGTTGAAATCGAACAAGCGTGGCACTATGTAATGTGGAATGACGAGGAACAAGCAAAGTATAATGTTCCATGGTGGCGTAGTGGTTGGTTGCGTTGGCGTACCTGGCGTTGCCCGGAAGCCGGTTTAGCCTATTTGAATTGGGCAAGTACTCTTACTAACGAGGAGTTCCTTGACGAAGATAAGAAGCACGAAGCAGTTCCAACATATCAAGCTACTGCCGCTAAAGAGATCATTGAGCTGTATACTTGGTGGACAGACACCTATCGTAATCGTCCAGATGCCTATGACGCAAGTGGCTGGACTGCTGTATGCGAGGAAATGCGTATTGCCAATGGTGGACGGCTACATTTTGGTGCTGAAAAAGATCCTGCACTTAAAAAGAAAAGTGACAAGGCTCATAAACTACTTCGTAAGATTGAAGCAGACTACGAGAAAGAAGATGAAGCTATGATGATTCGTCTAATCAAAATACGCCAAAGCCTGTGGACATAGAATTTCGAAGGAACGGTTATAAATGGCTTGCTGAAGTCTGGGAAGAGCCTGTTCAAAAACTGTCCGGCATAGATCGGACAGTTCCTTCATCGGAAGAACAATACGTAGAAATAAACGATTGGTGCATTGATACATTAGGCTATCATGCTCGAACTGCCTATCATGTGTTTGAGTTTAAAAAGAAATCAGACTTAGACTGGTTTATACTGAGATGGAAATAAACAATACATGGACAATATAAAAGGCGATACTGTAAGAAAAATAAATGGAAAGTTTGAATCCCAGTATCAGTATGACTCAGAGACTGTATTCGAAGAACTAAACGCCGTAAGCCCTAGTTTTTGTCTTGCCAAATGGTTTAATGTAAGCATACACATTCCCACAGGCAAGACTCACAGTTGCTATCATCCGCCGATACATACAATTCCCTTAGAAGAAGTTAAGATTGATGTAAGCGCACTACACAATACCAAGTATAAAAAAGAACAGAGACAGAAAATGTTGGACGGAGATCGTCCAGAAGAATGTAGTTTTTGTTGGCAAATAGAAGACAGTGGTAGCAATCTCAGTGACCGTGCCTATCGTAGCAAGGATGTTTACAGTGATGGCATTATAGAAGAAGCACTGGCAGTAGGTGCAACAGGCAATGCCAAGCCACGCTATGTAGAAGTAAACTTTAATCAAGCCTGTAACTTCAAGTGTAGCTATTGTAGTCCGCACCTAAGTACAGCATGGATGACTGATATTGAAAAGAACGGTGCGTTCATACTTGCAGATCGTTGGCATAATGACTTAACATGGGTTAAGAAACTAAACATAGATAACAGTTTAGACAATCCATACTTACAAGCGTTCTGGGAATGGATGCCTGACATCTACCCAACACTACATACATTCCG